ATGGACACATATACAGAACAAGACAGATTAAATGATTTCAAATATTTTGTAAGTATATACCAGGATCTATATAATAAATATGGAAAATCCTTTATAGCACTGAAAAATAAGAAAATTCTTGGAGCATTTAAAACAGTGAATGAAACAATACAAGCTCTCTCAGACAAATATAAGCTTGGTACATATATTATTCAGGAATGTAACGGTGATGAATCAGGGTATACAGCATCTATTATGACAACATTTATAAAAGAATAAGAGGAAAATATGAGTCTGGAATATGATGAGGAATAGTAACAATAAAAGCCCAGTTGTCCGTGTGGATCGCTGGGCTTTGTTATATAGTTTAATATAAAAACAATACAAAAAGGACACCTCGTAGGATGTCCTTTTTGAAAGTGTTCTTTCCAAATATAGGCTGGCTCATTTGCTCCTATACCCAAAAAGCACTTTATTTAGTTTTCTCTAATTTTCTATATATTGCAGTATATAACTTTTTATCTTGTTTGTCAAGAAGTTTTTGGATTTCTATATTTATTATATAGATCATCACGCATTTTTGCAATATTAGGTTCGAAAAAATCTTCTTCTTTGCAAATATAAGAGGTTTTTACTTTATTAGGAGAAAAGTATGGAATTTGTACTTTTAAGTTCTGATTATTATAAGGACTATTCAAGTTGCGGAATGAATAAATTTTACATATACAAGACTCCAGCGCGCAGGCCAATTTAAATCGTGCTGGAGTCTTATTAAAATTGAAATGTTAGTTACGAATATAATAATATCATATATCATGACATAAGTATAGAAAAATCACGGTAAATAAATCGCAACAATTCGACATAAAGCCTTGACAATCGAACGTATATTCTATATAATGGCATTTGACAAAACAAATGTTCGATTCTACAATAGGAGGCTAATATCATGATTAATCCAATACCTGCAGACGAATATATATATGAAAATGAAAATGCCAGAATAATTATGAAAAATCTTATCCAGAAAATTCCAATCAAAAAAGATACTGTGATAACAGAAAAAATGGCAATTCAAATATATGATGCACTCATCAATAATTATCCAAAACGGCTCGAAATCAATGATCAGGTATTTGTTCCAATATATAATATATCATGTAAATAAAAACGCGAAAAAATGGGGTAGTAAGCTGTATAATAACAACTTATTACCCCATATGTATAATTACTGCTTAAAGCTTTTTTCCATTAGCTCAAGATATTTATTACGAACAAATTGCATTGAAGAATCAACCTTACCATTTTCAAGACCGTTTTCTTCCAATACTCGTTCATATTCTGTGTATGTGTCAAAAATATGATCATATATCTCTTTATTATATACTCTACCGTTCATAACAGCATTTGAAAAGTCAAGAATTTCCCAACGCATGTCATTAATCTCTTTATTAACTAACATTTTTCTTAAATTCTCGACAGAATTTTGTAGCAAAGTCTGACTGTCAGTTAATTGTTTCTGTATATCAAATGACTGCTCTCTATCATGGGTTCTATTATCCTTAAACTGTTGAATTTCTTTCTGTAAATCTATAATTTGATTATTCAAGTCTTTGATACGTTCCTCTTGTGCCTGTTTAGCTAAAGCAGATTTTGTAGTAATTCCAAATGTAGAAACAACGAAGTCTTTAATTTTTACGCATAGCATTACAATACCTATTGCAATCAAAACTCCAATTACAACGGTCCACCAATCAAAACTGCGTACAACTTCTACATTCTCTTTAATCCCACCAAACTTATCCATTTAAATCACCTTATCCTCACTCCCTTTATTCATTGTGTGCTGTACTATCATTTAACAAGATACCTACTGGAAACAAATCCAGGTGTATCTTTGTATGTAACAAGATACCACTTGACTCCATTGACGGTAGTGTAGTATCCATAATTTGCAACAGATTTTCCATTAGGGATTGTAATGATAAGATTTGAATTGGATGTATCTCCTGGTTTATAACGAAGATTAAGACCATTAGATGCTTTAACCTTGTAAGTACCAGCAATTGATTTATTAAAGGACTGTGCAGAAGCAACTTTAGAAGATGATGCAATAGATGGCTTTGAACTTGGTTTTGGAGCCGATTCTGCTTTAATTTTAGCATTATATAAGGTTGTAAGTTTAGCTTTTGTAGCCTCACCATAAAGACCGTCTGCAACAAGTCCATTATCACGCTGAAACGCTTTTACAGATGCTAATGATCCTGATCCAAAATCTCCATCAGCACCATATTTTCCACATGAATAACCAAGTTTAATAAGCATTGTCTGCATTGTTTTTACTGCATCACCTTTATCACCCATAGCAAGATAATTTTTTGTAGTTACAGGCGGATTACCATCAGCTGCTTCAGTATATCTGAGAACAACATTCCATGGATAATTTCTATAAGAGCGAATTAAGAATTCACGTCCAGTCTGGTCCCCAGGTTTACCTCCAGTAGCTCTACCATTTTCATTGATAGATGCTTCAACTTCAAGTCCATTACCACAATACATTGCAACATGACGTTTTTCATTAAGTAAAATATCTCCACGCTGTAAACCTGCTCCTGTTGCAAGATTTACTTTAGAGGTTACATCCTTAAATTTAAAATGTGTAAATACTGCTTTCATAACACCAGTATAAGCACAGCCATAAGTTTTAAATGAATAATCTTTTACAGGAATACCTGCATTGACCCATGCAGTGTAAACAGCAGAAGAGCAGTCATAATCGCCTTTTTCGTTCCAACGAAAAGTCTGATCATATCCATGTGCATCGTTTCGAGCTGTTGCTTCCATCCACTGAGTAGCTTTTTCTGTCTTTGTCATAAGATGTGACTCCTTTCTTAGAATTGAATTTAGAGTTAACTTTTAGAAGTGATCAATTACCATATATTTCCAGTGAAATATTTAATTAAAATTGGTATAATTTAAAAAAATAGAAAAGGATGGTAATAAAAAAATGGCAACTGATATGAAAGAAAAATTTGAAATCAAGAATTATGTTAAATTGATTTGCCTAAGACTTGATCATTATGAAAGTTTTATAGAAGATGAAGTGAATACAGACTGTATCTCAGATATTAATAATTTTATACTTAAACATAAAAATGAAGAGGGAGTTAAGATTTTAATATTTGAGATGAAAAATATGAGAATGACTACGATTTCTCAGGCGAGAGAATATATACAACATTTACATGCATTCGATTACATCCGTGGGTTAATTGAATCCGGACATGATCTTATTACTTCTGATCAAGTTGATAAAATGTCAATAGGTGAAATAATTACATACATGCTTGATTACAAAAAAGAATAAAAATAAAGGGTGGTATAATACCACCCCTATTGATTATTTAAGCTTAAAATTGTAATGTGGTTCATCTTCATTAAAGAACCAGTACCTTAGATAATCGTCCAAGATAATTCCAAATGCACATACCGGCAAAAAGAGTAATGCAAACTGCCAAGAAGTCTGTCCGAGAATATTTCCAGGAAGATTACTATAATCCCAAATTCCAAGACCGAGCCATAAGTTTAAAACACATCCTGTCAAAAATTCTGCTATTAGTACAAATGCTTCAGATTTTGCTAATTGCTTCCAAAACGGATAATCCCATGAAGTTTTTTCATTTTGCAACCCACAATAAATGAAACATATTCCACCAAGAATAAACATACTTAAATAGCTATATCCTCTGAACAGGACTTCTATGTAGTAATAGATAGAACCACCCATGTAAAACAAAAATAAATATTTAGCCCATGGCTTTAATTTATTCATTTATATCACGCCTTTTTAGATGATTTTTCTGTAGCTGCATCTTCTATATTATCTGTACCATCTGTAGTATTTTCTGTGTCCTTAACATCTGTCTTAGTTTCTGGTACTGCAGTTTCAAGATACTGCTTTACAATACCTTCCATTACAGCATTTCCCTGTGCAATTACGGTATCCATATTAGTCTTAATTGCCTGTTCTGTAATTTCCTGACCATATTTAACAGCTGCAATCTGTTCTTTGGTATTAAGTCCTCTTACATATGTATTCAAAGCATTACAATAAGATGTCTCTGCAAGAATGAGTTTCTGAATCTCACAGTAAATTTTAATAATATCCTGATAGGTATATACTTTGCACTGTGAGCCATCTGCATGATATGGAAGAGATACCTTTGTTGCCATGGCAACATGTTTGGTTTCTTGGAATCCAATAATAGCAGAATCATCAATTCCAGCTTTCACCATGACTTCGTTTGTAAGCTTATTACTAATGCTGTCCTGGATCGTATCAATAGAGGAATCATCTATAGATAATGTAGCTTTTACATTTGTATCAAGCCCTTTAATCTTATCTGCTACAGCTTCAACATTTGCCTGGGCTTCTGAGGTGTCCATGCCTAATGTTTCTTGCATCTGCAAAGTATTCTGTGCTGTCTGGAATTCTTGCAACAATCCAACAGCTTCTCCAATCTTACCGGAAACCTGGCTTACATCAACATTCATTACAGCTGGTGCTTCTAATTGTTGTTTCTGAGCTACACAGTACTGAATTATGGTATTTGCCTGATCAACTTCTGATAAATCTACACCGACCTTTGCTTTAACACTGTTCATCTCTGATATAGTATCATCTAATGCAGAGCATTTTTCTTCCGTAGTTTCCAGATCAGACACATCAAGATTGATCTTCAGGTCTTCATTACGGCTTGTTCCTTATAGTTCGCTATAGCGTCAAGAAATTTATTCCAACCAGTAAGTCCTGATTCTACCTCAAACCCATCGGTTAAAAGTTGTGCGCCGATGCTTATATCATCAATAGACAAGTTATCAATCCAATTTTCGAATACTTTACCTTTGAATGCAGTTTTAATTTTTCCCATTTCAGTAGAAGCTGTTGTAATTACATCAGATAGTCCTAATGCTTTTAACCACTGATTTTGTGTATCTTTATCATCTGGGAACAATCCTTCAATTACAGAATGAACTTGGTCATAATATTCTTTCTGTTTTAATTTTGAAGTATCAAGTGTAAGTAATTTAGACAAAGATTCTTGAGCATCTGGTTCCAATGAGTTCATTGGTTCAATAAATTCACCATATAAGAACGGAAGAACTAATCCATCGTAATCTTCGCTCAATGATGTTAAATCAATATCTGTCAAATGTCCAAGAAAGGCATTTTGAAGAGAAGAATCAAGCCCAGAAAATGCTTCAGATGTTTGAAGGTAATTACTAAGTGAATTAGCCATACTATTCCACTGGTCTTTAATTAATAAATCAATAGAAGAAGATTTAGATTTATTTGCATTAATTTGTGCCTGAAGTCCTTTAATTTCAGTATCATAAGAAACATTCATAGCTTCTAAAAATGCATTATTTAATTGCTGAATCTTTTCTTTTGAAAGATCCTCCAAACCATCTACAACAGTTGTTCCGTCAGATAAGCCTTGCATTGAATATTCATTACCAGCAAATTCATGCAAAGCATTATTAATTGCTTTTATTTGCTCCCCTGTGAGCTTTCTGTTATCAACGTTTAACTTTTTAGAACCAAATGTAAATATACTTTTGCCATTATTGGTGCCAGTATACTCATCCATTTCGGCTTGCAATTTCTCATTTTCTTCTTTTAAATCACTAATCTGCCCATTGTATTGTTCAACTTGCGTTATAGTCCCCTTATATGTGTTTTGTAAGTTTTCTCCAATTTCAACATTGGCGGATAGCATTTGGGCATTATACAAATTTCGAATACTATCAGCAGCAGAATCTGCATTTGAACCAAGATTCAATAAAGCATTACCCTGGGCATCATATCCGGAAACTAATTGTGGAAATTGTGCAGCTAACTGATTACAGATATCAAGATAAGATTGGTAATCTTCAGACGATAATGAACGATTCTCGTTTGTGCTTCCTACGACACCTTTATGTAATTCTGTATACTTTTCTGCCACCTGATCAATTGCATCACCAGTTGTTTTAATCTGATCTGTAGAGTCAGCAAATTTTGTAGCAAGATCTGTTACCTTCTGTTGACCTTCTTTAAAGCTGTTAAAAGTATTATCAATAGACTCTTTTGCTTCCTGACCTGCTTTAATAATATTCTCGTCATAATGTGCAAGATCAATAAGTCCTTCAATTATCTTACCGACCGCCCAGGACGCAACCATAGCGATTCCCATATTAAGCATTGAAGCACCAACTGACTTAATAACACTTCCTACAGAAGTTAAAGCAGCTCTGAATTTTGTAACACCTTGGATTGTTGTGGATTGAGCTTTAGCTAGGTTAGATTCTGTAACCCCTAAAAGACCTTCTTCTTCAATAATTTTTTCAATTGCTCCTGCACAATCAGAATATTGATTGGCAAGTTTTTTTGTAAGATCTATAGCGTTTTCACTATTTGAATTTATTTCATCTGGAGTGATTTTTGTTTTATATGCTGCAAAAAAGTCATTATCTCCTTTGGTAAGTGAATACGGCTTAACAATATCCTGCTTTTTAGTGAAGAAATCTACAATTTCTTGCTTTAAATTACTTAGATTTTCTCCATTATTTAATGAGCCTGTTTCTTTATCGTAGTTAAAGATCATTGTAAAATAATGAACATAATGGTATACTTGCAATATATAACTATGTTGTGTGGAGGGCAAATAAAATGGATAAAATTTTATATTGTAGAAAATGCTTGGAAGATAATAAAAAGCAACTTACAAATGCAAGGGCATATGCAGAATCTTTTATGTATCCAGAAAAATATAGAGGTGTTGTATTTGAAAAAGAAGATAATAAAATATGTCCAAACTGCAAAACTGAAATGACAGACACTGGACTAGATGGAATAAAGGAATTTGACCGTATAACAGAGTACGGTAATTATAGTGCGGATTTTCTTTTAGCTATGATTGATCTTAAGAAAAATGACATCATTCAGTACACCAACCAAATGAATGCTGTTAATGCCAAGTCCGAAGAAGAGTCACAGAAGAGGTATGATGAATATTTGGCTAAACAGAGAGCAGAGAAAGAGAAATCCAATACACGCCACTGTCCAAAATGCGGATCAACTAATTTCACACCGGTCCGCAAAAAATATGGACTGTTTCTTGGATTTGCTACCAACAAGGTTGAGTTAGTATGTAATAACTGTGGATATAGAATGAAAGCGGAGAATTAATCACTACACCCATTTCATTCTATCATCAATTTCATCCAAGATCTCTTGCATATCTTTTTGAGTTTGTAGGAGATTTTGGTACTTTTGATTATCAAAAATGCGATAATACTTTTTTTGAATTGCAAACTTAATATCTACTTTTAAACTCTTAAACTTTAGATATAATATATCACGTTTTAATCTAATAATTAGCATTTTGTTTTTTATCATAATAATTCCTTTCTATTGCAGGAGATAAAATGGACAAAGAGTATCTTGATAAAATATTTAAGGAATATAATGAGTTATATTATGAAACTCCAGAAATACAAGAATATATTGAAGTTGACAAAGGAGATTGTGCAGCCGCACAATTCAATACATTGGAATTGTATAATCAAAAATATATACTAAAAGTCAACAAGCAATTAGATGAATCAAAAATATACAAAGGAATTTTCTTTCACGAGTTTACACATGTATATGATTCTACTCAGTTATTAAATTATCCGCTTGAAGATTTTATTAAATTAATGTACATATATTCTGAAGTTCACGCTTCAGAAATTGAAATGGATATACATTTAAAAATAGAAAATTTCTCATATAAAAAATATGTAGATAAAGGAATAGTAAATTTAACTGAGAGTTTTATATTACCAAATGATCCTATTTTAAAAGGTGAGGTATATTGTGACGAAAGACTTTTATATTATTGTATTGGATATTTGATATCACTTAAAAAGCATAATATCGAATATGTTTATAGTTATAAGTATGTACCAGATGTGTTTCGTTCATTATTTATAGAGATAACGGAATATTTTTTGTCAACAACAAAATATAATTATAATGTATTACTTAATTATCAAATTAAATTACATGATTTAGTCAAAACTATAATAAAGGAACATATAGAAAAATATAATAAACCTAATACAAATTAATACATGAATCCAACCAAGTTCACTGTCCTCGCTGTGGCTCAACGCAAGTTGGAGTCGTAAACCGTGGCTACTCATTACTTTCTGGTTTTATCGGATCTGGTAGCGCTAGGAATGTATGCCAGAATTGCGGCTATAAGTGAAAACCTGGGAAATAAGGAGAAATTATAATAGACCAGGAGAGTGTTAATTCTCCTGGTCTAAATTATCATATTCATTTAAGAAATTTGCTGTTCCAAAAGATGGGATTCTAAATGAAAAACTTGTTTTTCCATTTAAATTTGATACTGCAAAATCACCTTTTGAAATAATATCCATACCAATAATAATATCAAAAACATCATGTTTTTCAATTTTTAATACTCGCAAGTTATTAAAAACAAAATCGTCTCTAAACATTAAATCAATTGAATAAATATTTGTTAATTTTGACTCACGATGACCTCCAGTATAGAAATTTGATTTTCCAGTTGAAGTAAGATTATATTTTTCCACTATATTGCTTGTTATACATGAGACAGAAGCACCTGTGTCCCAAATACAAATAAAGCGATTTTTATCAATTAAATCATCTTTCTCTTTTCCTACATAAACATAAGAAGTAAGTTGATTCATTATCTTATTTGAACTATATGTAAGAACTCGTATTTTATCCATATCTTATTCACTTATAGAAATCCATTTATATTCTGGTATACGAACATATTTTTTGTTAAAAACACCGTCACAATGATATATATTAAATTCACCTACATCATAATAGAAAAGTGTTTCCCTTAATGCTTCTCTATATGTTTTATATGATCCAATGATAATATTATCTAATTTTCTAATAGACAGATAACATTCTCCATATTTTTTATATAATTCTTCATGATGATAATAAAACCAATCTGTAGGGTGATTTGGAATTTCTACAATTTCCCCTTCATAATAATGTATTTTTCCCATATTAAATATTACCTCTTATCATATCATAAAATAGATTAATTTCAATCTATATAAATAAAAACACCACGTTTGCAAGCCGTGGTGAGTGTGTGTAGTTAATGCATTTCAGGTAGTAAGAGAGTAGTAACCTCACGGTTCTATCCATACTATTCGATCCATCATGCTACCCAGGCTTTCCCTGGTTGGACTGTATATTGTACTATATGTTGTAACGCCACACATAATACGCCTTGTCAGCCTCTCGCACGTTAACTGTAAAACTACACTTTTACATGAAAACACATATGTTCTGGATTTACAAAAATGGACAATTATACTACAATCAAAGTCAGATATACTTGTGGTCACAGGTCTACATTGTGATCCGCTGCACGACAGTATATCTGACAGTCGTCATGTAGTACTGAATTAATGGTACGCAATTTGTACCAGAAATGAGATTGTCTAAAATGAAGTACTCTAAATATTATATTCATTTCTATGGGATTCTCCCCAACATCAAATCTCTTTCTTGATACTTTCGTACAGGAAGGAGGTGAGATATGGAAGATGTATTTCTATTCGTTTTAACTCTTGTAGGATTATTAATCCTATGGTCGTTAATCCGCAGAATACCATCTAAGAACATGAAAAACTTTCACATCCATTTTGGATTTCTGAAAGGATTTGACATGTCTGGAGAATTCTATAAGGATGACACCCAAAATAATAAATAGTTTAGTTCATATTTTTGTAATCTCCTTTTAGTCTTTTAAGAGAGTGGAGAGTTGTTACCTGCAACTTTCTGCTCTCTATTTCTTTCTTCCTGTTATAATTGCGTTTTATTCGTGAATTTTATCATCCACTTTTGTAAATTTAAACATATGTGTTTGCTAACGTGTCGGAACTACCATCTTCAATATATCCCTTTCATTCATTTTCAGAACTAAGGTACCACAGTGATGTGGATTACGGCTTCCTCCGATATTCGGCTTTATAGCTCTAAGGCTAAAGGTCTGTCAATAGGTGTCGAATCACCATCTTGAACAAGTTCTATACTAACTGTCGCGATTATGACAGCAGCATATCAAATGGGCATCTTAACTACGATAAAATTTTGAATTGAAACTAGCTTTATGGTTTATGTTAAGCTGTTTACCCAGACCTGCTTGTGAAAGTTTAAATCCTGCGAATCCTCCAATTGCTGTTGAGAGCAGTGGAAGTTTATCCAGGATCTGAGTTACGATGTTAAGAAAGGCGGTTGCTGTATCTATTACGCCTTTAAACATATCTGAGTTGATAGTTACTGTTGCAAGCTCTTGGAGCTGTGTTTGAAGTTGGGTGATATGAGCTTCTAACGAAGATAAATACGTCTCATTTTCACGATCTGCCGAGCCTTTCGCATTTTTTGATGACTCGATTGCTTCCCTTAAAATATCAGGAGACTGCAGTATACTAGCAGCTGTATTTGCGCGGTTTTTTCCTGAAATCGTTTCAAGCAAAAGGTTTATATTGTTACTTTTTGTCTTTTTGTCAGTTTCTTCGATTTCACTATAGATATCTGCAATATCTTGTAATACACTTGCAGTTGAACGGTAATTTCCATTTTTATCAAAAAGATCTACACCCTTATATCCATTAGATGCAACTTTAGTTGCATTCATAATTGTTTCACGAAGCTTTGAGACTGTTGTTATAACACCATCTGTATCTTCATTAAGCTCAGATAGCTCTTGTTTCGCTTGACTAGTTCCAGTCAAACGGAGAGAAATGACACGCATTGCTGCGCCTACGGACTCTGGGTCCTGCACAACCTGGTTGCCTGCCGTAATTAATCCTATACTTTCATCTATATCATTACCTGCTGTTTTAAGAGCTGATGCTGACCTTTGTAATGCTGATGCTAAACCATCGGTGGAGATGGAAAAATTATTCAAGCTGTTACTTTCGAGACAAGCTCTACTAACCACACAAAATTAGTATGGCGCATAGGCATTTCTACCTATGTCTCACGTTTCATAAAATTTAGATTATTGCGTGAGTTCAGACTGTATATTACATCCTTATAATATAAGGACGGATAACTTCAACACATATATTACTACATACATCCTGCAGTCGTTACGGTTGATATTTTAGAATTTCTTATTTTTTCTTTACATTGATCAATTGCTATATCAATTGCATATTTATATGGTTCTGAAGCAATATCAAGAAAATATGGTATTTCTAAGAAATAATATCCATGCTCTATAGCATATTGTCTTTTATAATCATCTTTCTCTCCTTGATACTGAAGACATTCTTCTGGAGTTTTTCCTGACGACATAGATGACAAAACTGTAAACTGACTTATTTCATAATGTTGCATACCATTTACTTCAATAATTAATTTTAATTCTGGTATTTCATTATCATATGGAAGAATTGCATTTGTTAGTGGGTTTCTTGGAAGAAGATTGCAATTATGTTCGTGAAGAGGTTTATACCCAAGAGATTCTAAATATAAATTTACTTTATATTGTAATTTAGAAGCTGATTCTTCTTGTACGCACATTGGACACTTAAAATAGGATGAATACATATCACATATTTTTCGTTCATATTCACCATGTTTTGGACAATCAAATAATACTTTTTTATTCGATCTAAAAGTATAATTATAAGGAGTATACTTATTTTTACTTGACCATATTTTAAAAATATCTGGGAATTTATATCCAACAGAGTCAAACTTATGTACTTTAGTAGGTCCTTTAGGAGTGCAATAAGAACATCTTTTTCCTTTTACAAAATTAGCACAAGAAATTAGATAATCGTCATGATATGATGTTTTCTGGCATTTAATATATACTTTTCTATCTGAACGAAATGTAAATGTAAATGGATTAATAGTATTTTTATCGGACCAATATTTTGTCATAAAATCTTTATCCACATTATCAATACACCATTGTCCAAATGATTCACATCCTAAACATCTTTGTGAACCTGATTGACGAACAACATTAGATAACATTTTTTGTTCACTTGGGTGGTTAGGATTATTTACAGGACATGTAAACCAATATTTTTTACCAGAACCATATGGAACGTCAAACGGATCCAAATTATTTAATTTTTTATCCCACCTATTCAATAATTCTTGTTTAGAATTATCAATGCACCATTGCCCAAATGAATTGCACTTTCTACAATGTACTCTATAATGCTTTTCGCCAGTAATATTGCATATTGATGTTAATTCACTTTCGTGAATACCTCTATTGCATTTAAAGTAGTACTTATGTGCAGTTGACATAGCAATATCATATGGTGAGCATTTATTTAATTTAGTTGGGAAAGTAATCTTCTTTGCTGCCAACTGGAATTTTGTATTCTCGTCAGCCTCACCATCAGACAGAGTAAAGGATTTACCGGTACCACCATCTTTATAAATTGGTGTTACACTAACAGTACCAGTAACAGGCTCATCTGGAAGATCGAACTCTGCTTTACTTGGATCTACAAGAAGCATTTTTGGAGCTTCCATTTCACCTACAGTGTCAACCATGATCTTTTTAGATCCAGTTGTACCTGCATAAGCGCCAAGTACAAGGTGAGTATTTGTCAGAGTAACGGCTGCAGCTTTAGCAGTATAAGATGACAAATGAACGTAGCGTAAGCGAAGTGAGTGCGGCAGCCTCTGGTGGAACACCAGTAAAGTATAATCAAAATTTTATAATAAATATTTATAATCAATATTTCAAACTAACTATCCTGTCGTTCCGACAGTGCTTAACCGCATTCACTTCGCTAAAGCTTCGTTCATTTGGAATCACTTCACAATTTTTCGCTAACGCTTCAAAATTGTTCGTTCGAAATTGATTGATTGTATATTTTTATTGGAATTTTTCCGTTTATAATTGGAACATCACGAGAAATCCTATATAAAATAAGGCTAAAATGTAATTGTTACAAAAGTGTTAAGCTTGTTTTCGCCTTATTTTATATAGCGAAAAAGCGTGTTAAAAAATCGTCCATTTAAACTTCCCTATATAAGAGAATATATATAATAATACATATTGGAATTATAAATGGACGATTTTTGATTTTGCCCTTATTTTATATAATACAATTACCAATTTATTAAAACATATTTTATGCAAACTGGAATGTCATTTTGCCCTTATTTTATATAGCTTTAAGGGCGATTTTTTAAAACGTCTGAAACAAAAATTTTTTTCAAAAAGTCAGTATTTATAAGGGTTTAACGCACTTTAGGTGTCCCTGTTTGGGTGAAAAGCTTATAATAAGGTTTTAGTTAAAAAATGGTACACCTAAAAGTACGTTAAAGCCAGAGATTATCTGGTATCTGACGTTTTACAGGTGTCCCTGTTTGGGAATTAGAGTTTGAAAAAATCGACCTCAATCCCTTATAAAATAAGGCTAAAACAGTTCCCCAATTTTTGGAATTATGTGGTATTAAAATTTAACAATAGTCCATGCAGCTTTGTATCTTCGTTGTTTTTTATTACCATTTTCATCTGTAATAGTTTTCTGAATTGAAAATTCTTTGATTCTGTATGGAGTATTTTCTTCTTCAAACATATGATTTAAAGTAGAAGCTCTCTTCATTATCTTCCCATTATGTATAAGATTTATTTTATGAATAAGCTCTGTTCTATCTGATGGTTGGAGGAATATAATTTTGTTATCTGCCAATTTTTTTAAATATCTTTGTAATTCTTTGTTGCTATTTTTATTTGAAAGTTCATTTATCATTTTGTATTTATAGACTCCTTTTTTATTATCATAGAAACCGAAAAACCTTGCTAAATATTTACAATAACCAAACTCACCATATTTGTTTATGATCTTTTTGTATTCTTTAATGTCTTCTTGCCGTTTAAAAAACATTGGACCGTTAACTCTTTTTATGTAAGTATTTGGTACAATTTTACCATTAATATCATAGCATAAATCATCATATAAAATATTGTTACTATCATTTTGCATTGGATATTCTTGGATAAGTTTTTCCATTGATAACGAATTTTTTATAAAGAATTCTGCCATTTCAACTTTTTGCTGCATATTTCTAATAAGTCCTGATAATCTTTGATTGGTCATTGCATGGATGTATAGATTTAATTTATCATTACCGTCCTGGATTCTTTTACGTCCAACACATTGGATTAATGAGCCAAAATCAATAATGTCAATTACAATATGTTTTACTTCTCTGTCAACAATATTTATTCCTGCATCAAAACATGATGTTGTAATTAAAAACTGTTCTTCAAAGCGTTCATTCTCAAGAATTTTTTGGATTTTTTTCTTGTCTACATATTTATAATATTTTTCATTATTCTCACTACAGTTAAACACACAATAATCTTTATATTTCTTATATAATTTATAAGCTTTCTCTGCAGACTGTATAAAGAAAATACCTTTAGATTTTTTTCTAATACCTTCTTTTAAAAGTTCTTCTATAGTATTATCTCTATAAAAAAATTTTAAATTACGTATAAATGAAAAATCAAATGGAAGATCGTATTTTGTGTATTTGGGTAATTTATTTTCATTAATGTATTTTCTCATATAATTTTCCATATTGTTTCCTGTCGCTGACATAAATATATGAGTAGCAGTAGTATTATTAATTATCAATTCAAAAGAAATTGATGTTTTATTATTAAAACTACTATCATTAAAAAAGTAATGAAATTCATCACATACAATGTATCTGTATTGAGATAAATTGATTTTATCTAACGTGTTGTGTAGTTTTGCATATTCAATAGATTGGTAAGTCATTATGGTTATAACATCATCTTTTTTGCTTTCAGTAATCTCATAAGAAAATTGATCTACACAGTTTGATCGGTGGATTAGCATTAAGATTTTATCAGTATTATTTTTTGCTACGTTATATAAGGTGTTTTTACAAAAATAACTTTTACCTGATCCCATTGGTGCAGATACTAAAACATTATCTCCAGGTTTCCATGATTTTATAACAGACTCTGTAATTATATTTGATATTCTTGCTTTCATTATGATTTCCTCCTAGTGTGTTAAATATTTATTTCTATAATCCCTAATTGCCTGGATTAGTTCTGGAGTTTTATTAAAGAAAAATACATTTCTTCCTGATTTGTCATTTCCTGGTTCTGATCTTATAAGAACAAAACCTCTTAGCATAAGATAACCAGCGAGTTTCTGAGTGTAAATTGTAATTGCTTCTTTTTTATTTCCTGTGTACATTTGTTATTTTTGTCCTTTCTTAATCTTAATCGTTTGAATATATTAAAATGTTGGATTATGATTTTTATACATAAGAAAACCTCCTTTCAAATATTTCTTCTAAATTATTTTTCTTTGCATTCTGAAAAAATACTATTGTATTCTTTTTCAGTTAATGGACGAAGTAACCTATAATTGTATTCTGGTTCACAAAGAACTAATGGACCATAAGGATTTTTCTCATTAACCGGTTTGCAATGAAAATATTTTTCACCACGTTCAAATGCTTCTTTTGCCCATTGTGTAAGATCTTCCCTGCGATAGAGCATGGGTTCACCATTTTTTACTGCATAAAAGCGCCTAGAGATATTTACATCATAGCGATTAAATAAAAGTTGCAAATCTGATAGTGTTTCAACGTTTTCTTTACCAAGTAAAATTGATGTGTATCTTTGAATTTCATTATTATTCATGTCTTAAATTCTCCTTAATTGATATATTATGTATTAATGTATTCTTATTTAAATTTGTGTTTAATCTAAAAATAGTGATAGTGAGAGTGAGATAGATGGATTCAATATAGACTTCTAAATGGATTTTCATTTTATTCTTAGGAATTAAATTTGATACAAAATGAGAAGTGTATTAGTTTAATGTAAATTCGAGTTAAATTTGAATTAGATTTGAATTAGATTTGAATTAGATTTGAATTAGATTAAAAAAAATATAGCTATATATTAGACCTGGATGGTGATCTGGGTAGTGAGTGCAGCTGAGATTAAAACATACCCCCATTACGGTACTTTAGATGAGTTTTTGATGGTAAATTTTGACGAGATAGTAGTTGATGGTAAATTGGTAGGGTAGAGGTGTTTGGACGATTTTTATGGTAGAATTTTGATATAAGGTAGGTATTGATTATAAGATGTATTGAAAATACTGGGATTAGAGCTAGTGGACGTATAGGGAATAAGTATGTAAGAAAAAAATAAAGCAGCACGTCCGGATTGGATGGCTGCTTTTAATTTTTAGTTTAAATTGTGTTGGTTATATGACATTTTTTGATGCTGAGAGATAACAGTATTTATATAGGAAAGAATGCGATTGGTGAGATGGGTAAAATGAGTTTTAAGTAGGGATTTATTGGGATTTTATCGAATGAATATTTTGAGAGTGGTGAAAAATTGCTGATTATGCCAGTAAAACATTGAGATTTTTGTGTGGTGAGTGGGGAGCGATGGTTGTGGAGGAACTTGGATGCTTGAACGTTATCGATTGATTGGGCGAATTTATTTGAGTTGAGAGAGATTGGTGCGTGATTTTGGGGTGATTTTTGGTGTGATTTTTGTGGAGTGGGAGTGAAAGATGATAGGAAAAAACTGGGATTTTACGATACGGTGGTCGATACGATGAGAGAGTAATGGAGTGGTGCGGATTATAGGGATTTATTGGGATAGATGCATTTTCCAGTCAGTGTGGAGATTGACCTGCTTATGCTGCTGAGCCGATCCTGGATCTGCTCCAGGATGGAAAGTACCCCCATCCCTTATTTTCCATGACTTCTAATAGATATTAGTAGACATGCTTTTATACTTCTATGATAGAAAATATAGAAATTACTATACAAGACATTCTGGCGTTGTCTGGCAAGGGCTTTAAACTGGTATATAGTAGGAATTTTTCAAAAAAATAGGGTAAAAAGTCGTAGAAATCCAGTATTTACAAGGGTTTAATGGCTATGGATAAAATGAAATTTTTTACCAGACATTGCAGTAATACCATATAATACAGTATCGAAAACTATGTTATATCATTTTCAAAACAATTTAACTAGTACACTATAGTACATCATGTATACTATAAACTATCACATATGGAATACTAAACTACCTTATATAGTTTTCAAAACTACATGACATAGTATTCCTATACACCATTTTATGCACTTTGCACAATGTCTTTCCCCGATTCCCTAAAAATTACCCTCAAAAAGACATTTTTACCATGCAATTCACGCCACATAACACCCCACAATCCCACTAAATTCAACACTTTTGTGCAATATGCCGACTATGCAGCTCAACTCACTGCTTACAATATGTCTTTCCAACACGGACGTTTTCACACAATTGCACAATTGCACGCACAATAGCTATAATACAATAAATTGTATTTAAAAGTTATTTAAATCACGTTCTATTTTCTCGTTTATAGCACTTTTAATAAAAGTTGATACATTTTTATACCCAAAATCGGCTATATGTGTTTCTAATTCCTTTTTTTTACCTTTTTTAACTTTGATTACTATTCTATCATAGTTTTCTTTCTGAAAATTATTATCATATTCAGCTTTATTAAAACTTTTCTCTTTATTGTTCATACAATTACACCTGCTTTACCATACTAAAATATTACATATCTGTTACAATTCGATTTAAAATTAATTAAAATCTATTTCAAAACAATTTCAGCACATTACAAAGAAATAAATAATTATTAAACATAAATTAAACTGTATTAACTATCTTTTACAAAATATTTCATACTTGTTACATTTTTTAGTTAGACTTGCCTAATCTGAAAAAAATTCAAAAAAATTTCAACTTTTTTTGAGCCAAAAAAATTATACCACAAAAAGCCCAAAAAAGCTAGTAAAATCAATACTTTGAGGCATACTCGATCATGTTTTTGCCGAAAAAAACGCTACATTATAAACACGCGTAAAGGGTTTTTGTGTTTCGAAAAAAAATTGAAAAAAGGTATTGACAATACGGTTCACCAGTGTTATAGTTGTCACAAGCAATTGAGATATAGCAACAACGACTACAAAGCCCATGTGGGGCGGTCAAAATTGAGATTGCAAAAAAAGTTTTAAAAAAGTATTGACATATCAATAACGATATGGTAATATGCAACTATCAACAAAACATATCAATAACGGTATGAGAAAGAGGTGAGAAATTTCCAGATTTTCAACAACTACATAGAATAGGGTTTTAATCTGGAAGTCCTCAATAGATACCTTGACAATATCTATTGTAGCATTTCAAAGGACTTCTGGCAAGTATAAATCCCTAGAAAAATAAAACACAAAAGTGTTTTGCACACAAGTAGTCAAGCTGTCCTAGACAGTACACCAAAACGTGTGAACTACAAAACATTGGAGTGCCACCAGATTTTTATAAAATTTTGCTGGTGTACAAATTGAATAAAGGGTATAAGACTACACCTTGAAGTAGTTAAGCCATTCAGTCGTACTTTGTGGTGAGGTGTGCATACCAGTGTACATGACAAGAGTTTAGTTAGTCTCTTTGGATAAAATTGGAGTCCAGTCTATATTCTAGGCAGTGGGCGATAAAGATTCCGATTGAAGCCCATCACTCGAAAGAGTGAATAGAAAAAAATAACAACTAGCATTTAACATCAGCTAGTAGCAATACAGTATATAAAGTTGTGGAGAATAGGGTAAAACCTATCCTTTTTGTGCAGAGTAATGTCTGCCAGTCACGTAAGGACTTATCTGGTTATATACAAAAGTTATACATAGTTCAAAGGGTGAACGAAACAAGTTTACCCTTTGGTAGTGTGCATAACACGAAACAATAAACTATTTTTGTACCCACATGTGGGAGAAAGAAGAGGTTAATATGAAAAACACAATGTTAGCAATCAATTTTTGGAATGAATCAGCTACACCAGAAACAAAGAAAGATTTCATGGAGGCAATTGACCATGAAAACGCGCTTATGTCAATTCAGTTAGTGGACAGCCAGATTGAGGCACTTCAGAAGAAAATCAACAATGCCAACTCAGAGGACAGTGATGCGACAGAAGAGGAAAAAGAGGCACTTGAACAACAGATGGAGTCTCTCGAAAAGACTAAATCTGAGCTTGAGGAGAAGTCCGCAGATACTGAGTCTACACATGACATAGTTGTAAACATCATGTCTGAGAAGAATGAGAATCACTTTGGCAATGATTCCGACACTGTTCGGACTATTCTCCGTGTACTGGCTTCCTGGGATAACTCTAAGCTCATCAAGTACGCAATCATTCCGGCATTCCAGTCCCCAGACCTTTACAATGCACTTGAGGCAATCCATGTCAACTCCACAACTGGGGAGGATGGTGAACTTATCCTCACAGACGAGGTGAAGTCTGCTTATAAACAGGCTTCCCAGGAGTTAGAGCGTATCATCAAGGTTACATTCAGTCTCCCATTCGAGACTCCATATACGACTAAAACTCGTGTTAAACTTACCGCAGAGGATAAGAAACTCCTCAACGATTGCTATATTAAAGGTTTTTCCAACAAATTCGACCAGGATGACGAGACCGGACGTGTAACATTTAAGAAGCGTCAGCTCAATAAACTGGTCAAAGAGCGCAAGAACAAAAAGACAGGCAAGGTGGAGTATGACTATTCCGGACTTGCAACAACTATTTCAAACATAGTTATTAAGCACTACTTTGCATAAAGTGTGTAGTTTGAAGGGCAGACATGTTCTGCCCTTTTATAGTACACATTTTAAGATTAAGAAGGAGGAATTTACCATGTGTAAAATCTATCATACTTTAAGCCGGGAAAATATCCGTGGGATGTATTTCCCCATGAACTCTGTAGTAATGCGCCTTGATAATGGTATGCGTTTAGTATGTACCAATTTCCACACAAAAAGAATAGGTTTTCTGGAGCTGTTTGTGTGGCTGCCAGACCAGGGCAAATGGGTCAAGACCCATGAGAAAAATATCCTCACTAACGATATGTGGGAATACTACAGTAAGAATCTCCGTAGAATAAAACCAGATCACAACAACTATGAGGATATGATGAAACACTCTCATAAGCGCAAAGGTGCAGGAGGTGGAGTCCGTTTAGGTAATAGTGGGTACACGACAGACTACGAATGCTCTAAAAATCCCATGCACGATTTCCGCAGATCAATGTATGTTCAATGGAATCAGGCATAAAATACTTGAAATACCTTCTAGCATGTCATATAATACATATATAGGAGGTATTTTGATATGGACATAAAAGAAATGATAGAATTATCTTTGATTCATAGCAATATGACTAAAACAGATATTGGAAATCACTTTGGAGTTGCACAACCAAATATTTCACGTAGAATTAAAACAAGCAAATTTACAAAAGAAGAGCTTGAGGAAATTGCCCATGTAATGGGTGCAGAGTATCATAGTTATTTTGAGTTTCCAGACGGTACAAAATTTGGGGACTAAAACAGAAATTAAAAATCCAGGACTCAGTGTTAATTCACTGGGTCCTTTTTTTGTTGTCCAAAAAAATTCATGCCCACATAGTACAAAGGCAAAGTACAATCCAACACACACACCATCATACAGTCACGCACAACGCAGTAAACCCCTCAAACTGCATCAAAAAGAAATACGTAGCTTAACCCCTGAGTTGCGGTAGCCTCTCCCTTAGTGTGTGGATAAATAGCGGTTCAATTCCGCTTGTGGGCTTTGATTTCCATAAGGGAAATCACAATTTTTTATTGACAAGAATATACTTTTAAGTTATAATCGGCTCAAAAGAAAGGAGAATAAAAGATTTGTTTGAGGTTATTTTTTACAGAGACAAGAAAGGCAAAGAGCCGGTAAGAGACTACATCCTCTCATTATTTGAGAAGGATACAAAAGACAATAGAATAAAGCGTGAGAAAATTTTGGACTACATTGACGAGCTTGAAGAGAAAGGAACGAGAGCAGGAATTCCTTTTGTAAAACATCTCGAAGGTAAAATCTGGGAGTTGCGACCACTAAGGGATAGAATTTTATTCTTTGCATACATTGATAATAAAATCGTTCTATTATCTCATTTTCAAAAGAAAACACAAAAAACGCCAAAAAGGGAAATTAAAAAGGCAGAAAAACTTATGAATGACTATATAGAAAGAGGTGAAGATGATGAGTAAAAAGAAAATCAGTCCCAGGGGTACATCCTGGGACGAATTTAGAGATCAGATGTACACTCCAGAAGAGATTGCAGAAAGTAAAGTTCGGAGAGCGATCATAAATGAAATTGTTCAGGCAAGGGAAGAGGAGGGTATTACTCAAAAACAGCTTGAAATTATGAGCGGAATTAAACAACCAATTATTTCTCGGATGGAGAAGGGAACCACAGATCCACAGTTGTCTACAGTATTAAAAGTACTTAATTCTTTAGGGAAAACCTTAGAAGTAGTATCAATGAAACCTGTGAAATAATAATAAAACCTCAACAAAGCGAATATTCTCAAAATGAAGTAAGGGAGAGAATAAAATAAGTGAAAGTTCGGTATTAGTTTTATCAACACACAAGAGTCTATCATTAGATAGGCTCTTTTTTAATGCCCAAAAATAATTCCAAGAAGGGAGATTGTGTTTATTATGTCTGCTCCAAAAACAACCACAAAATAAAATTTCATTTTTCAGAAGGGAGACCACAACAATGAAAAAACTTCTCGTAGCTACAACAATTGCAGCAATCACATTAACCACACCAACAACAGTTTCTGCAAAACCAAACAATGTTCGGTATAGTACCGGAATTGTGACCGGTGCAAAATCTATTACAACTACAGATGGAAATGTCTGGCATACCAAGCGAAAACTCCATTTATGTAAGGGAGCTAATGTCCAGGTTAAATTTGACACTAAGGGAACTAAGCGAAAAAAGGATGATGCAATCCTTAAAGTTTCCAGGGTACCAAAGAAGAAAGTGAAACCAGAGATTTCCATTCCAATCTCTGATATTGCTTTGGTGTATACGGATTCCCTTGGCTACACCACATTACAGCTGAAAGATTACGGCTGTGTGGCTGACGATCCAAACAACATTAGTTATGAAACTATCAAACAAATGGTTAATTCCTATTACGCTTCCGTAAGGGAAGCTACAGATTCCGTGACGGTAACAGAGCCAAACGGAAATACCTGGATAATAAGGAAGTGAGGTATTACAGATGAAAAGATATAAGCTGAGAGTTTATGTAACTTCTGGACCAGACAAGGGGAATCTGGATCACGAAGAGTTTTTCGATTCCATTGAAGAACTGGACAAGAGATACAATGAGCTTTTTGACTATAAATTGTTTTCACTAAATCCTACTGCTTGGGTTTGGAACGGAAACAATTATAGAAGAATTAGTGGATATTAATGGAGGTACTTGCAATGTCAGAATCAGTTAAATCTTATAAGCGAGATGCAATCAAAGCTGCAAGGCAACTGAAATATTCAGATTATATCCTTGCACGTCTCAACAATGCCACAACGGAAAGCGAGATCTGCCGACTGATGATCGAAGGCAGACACACAAAACGGTATTATTAAACGCATTATAATAAGGAAGCTTTTCATTCCATCTACAGTTCGTAGGTGGATTTTTTAATATAAAAAATTTCCGATTTTAGAAGAGAAATATAGAAACAAAGGAGGCAATGGAAATGTTACAGAAAAAATATGCACTCGTAGAGCGAAACTATGATAAGACAAAAGCTGTGGCATTTATTGACTATGTAGAAGGTGATGACTTTCAGTATGGACTTGCAATATTTGAATTTGCAAAGGAGAACTATCCATACAAATATCCGTCACCGTATGGAATGGTAGTCAATTATTCTTGTGCGACCTTTAGAACTATAGAAGAGATGGAAAAAGAATGGAGGATTTTGAAATGAAACGCAAATATTATAACTGCGAACTTAAAGAGCTGGATGCTCAGAAACTCAAGGCAAAACTGAAAGAAGAAAATATTACATATGAATCCTCATCCGCAGGATTCGGATATACACATTTTGAAATTCTGTGCAATGACGCAGAAGTAGAAACTATTGATAAGTTTTTAATGGAATTGTAATGGAGGTATGTGGTGAAACGATATATCCCTCCAAAGTGCTGATACTTATCAGATATTCAAATGGCGTTATAGCTCTACACATACGTTAAATGTGGGAATTGTAATTAAGGAGCATTATATATTTTATGTATATGGATATAATAAAATTCTTTTGATGAACTTCTAATGTAGATTACACTATGTTGTTACCATATAGACTTAATAGAAGGAATTTGAAAGAGAAATAATTTCATATTGGAAGTAACTATTGTAGATACATATCATCTGAGGTGTGGATGTGAAGATGGCTACGCAGATCTCTCGAAGAAAGTCTAAGCGTAAAGTAAGATGAGTAGATACTGAAGATATGAAATTGTTTTTGGGTTGTGATGAAGTGGCAGCACACCTGTTGGTATAACAGGTAAACAATGGTTCGATTCCATTTAGTTCCATGTTCCGTTTCCATTTTACATTGCGGAACGAGATAGTAGAAGAATGGAACGATATACTATCTCATTATTGGGTTGTAGCCAAGTGGAAAGGCAGTAGAATTTGACTCTACCATTTCGCAGGTTCGAATCCTGCCAGCCCAGCTAGGTCCACTGTTTTTAGATGTATTTTCATACGACCTTAATAAACCGAGTAGAAAAACACAGACTTTCAATCCTTATGATCGAATGCGCTATGGTTAGCATTTCGATGTACAAATGGTCGGCCACAGCTTGATGTAGCCGCATTAAGCGTTTGATATGTGGGATAAACTCATTAGTCTTAAAATAAATGAGAGATAGAGATTTCAGGGTTTGCTCTATCAAGTTAAGGACCATTAGCCAAACGGTTAAGGCAGTCGCCTCATAAGCGAAAGATTTCTGTGTTCGAATCACAGATGGTCCACTTGCTTAATAAAAATTTTGTAGTAAAAATCAGGATACCGGTGAATGTGAACTCAAAAGATTTATTAAGCAAAGCGCGTAAAAATACAAAATACAATTAAATAAAGCACGAAAAACCTTCGTCAAAAATATCTCAATGTGAATCCTGTGTGAATTCTACGACAGTCCGTAATCTGCGGAAACCAGATTAAGCGTAAGAGATATACGAGATCTGTTGAGTAGCAGAGATAAGGCAGTAGGTTTCTGCGAAGGTAACCTACATAAAAATCTGAGAAGAAGAATATAACAAGGATCTTCTCCTAAGAAGCAATTCGCTCACGCCACCTTGTTTGTATAAGTGAGAGTACAAGGATTGCTGGCAAGTTATACAGGTTCTTGCCAAATAAGCGGATGTGCTGAAATAGGAAAACAGACTGGATTTAGGTTCCAGCGGTTAACAACCTTGTGGGTTCGAGTCCCATCATCCGTATTTGAGGTACTGTGATTTATATGTATTGCGCTCTTGGAGCATTAATTATATCGAATCACCTATAGGGTATTAATAAAAGTTAAAAGGTTACAGTACCTCAATCCAAATTTCTTTCATTTTATATAATTGGTAGCACAGGTCGTCTAAATGGCAGGACATTAGAATATAGGTTCGAATCCTATCCTGTGTACTTGCTTAGAAATAAGCATAAACTAAACAAAAACGAGGAAGTATAAGTTATGAAACGGTTAACACTAAATGAAATGAAACACCGAATGAGTCAAATTACAAAAAAGTGTATTGATTCTCATGGCGGTGGAGAAGAATATTTCAATGAACTAGATGATTTAATCAAAAACGATGAAGATTTTCTAATATCATATCTAACACATATCTCACAATCAAGTGTAAAAAATATCATCATATCAGGTGAAATTGGAGAAAAGATTGCAGCATTGAGATTGAAATATAAATGGTTTTTAAGCGACTGCAGTGTTGAGTATATTAATGGCAGTTTGAGAAAGGGTTTGCCAATTCAATATTCTAATTGGAAATTGGATTCTTATAAGAATCAGCCATTTATTTTCGTAGATGACAGTTATTATTCTGGTAAAACTTTGAGAATAGTAAGGACATACATTGAAGAAGTTCTTGGTGGATATCTACAGGACTCATATGTTTTTTATGACGGATCAGAAGATAATCTTGACGATGTAAAAAGTCTTTATAGGTATTACGATCATTTTGATAATTAATTTCTAATTGGTGATTTTCTTCACCAACATTTCCAAAATAAAAATTCAATTTTATATGGTTCGATTTTCAGCCACTGGGCTGTTTATCTTATAAATTTCCCTTTTATTATCCTAGTGACTTACTAGGTTTAGATACAGGTTACAATTAAAAAATTTATATATATTTCAAAGGAGGTTCTTAAATTGGAGAACAATACTAAAAAACAGAGATTATTTAATCTCCCAGAAACAAAAGGTAATTTTATGATCAAAGGTGTAGTTAAGGGAACTAAGAAAGATAATTTCTACACTGAAAAGCAGACACGAACTGGTAAGGAAATGCGAATCGTAAACTTCGGTCTTGAATATGATGAAGGTCGAGATTTATATATCGGATTTACTGGAATTGAGCAGGAGAAAGTTTACTTCTATAAAAAGCCAGAAGAAAAAGGTAAAAAAGGAACATCACAGCCGGTATCCTGGGCAAACAGATTTAAATTTGCGGAAGATCCGAAGAATGAAGGATTTAGACTTATTGGTAAAAATCTTGGACTTACTAAAGTAACCAATGAAAAAGGTGAACAGGTAAATGATAAAAAAGTACTTACCGATTATGATGCTTGTGCCGAGATTCGTAATAATCTTAAAGACGGAGAAAGCGTTTTTGTAAAAGGTAGCATTTCTTACCGCAGCAATCGTGATGATAAAGGTAACATCAAACGATACAAATCTATGGAACCATCTCAGATTTCTCTTTGTGCCCCATGTGAATTTGATAATGAAAAATTTAAAGCTCAGAACAACTTCAACCAGGTAATTGTCTTTATGGGAATTGAGAAAGAAGTTGAAGACGATAAAGAAACAGGAAGATATGTTATCTCCGGAAAGGTTGTAACTTATTCCAATATTGAGGACGTTGAGTTTATTCTTGACCCTGTTGATGAGAAGCAGAAAAAACTTGCAATGACGTTTAGGAAGAAAGTGAAACCATATTGGGCACTTAAAGTATCCGGTCATGTACAGGCTTCCGTTCAGGTAGAAGAAGTTGCTGTAGATGATGGATGGGGAGAAGAGGACGAAATGGAGAAAGTTTCTACCCCTGTTAAACGTGAGTACATTGTGACTGGTGCTGACCCGACTACCATTGAAAAAGACCTGTACTCTAAGGAAGCTATCGAAGAAGCAATGCAGAAGATTAGAAACGCTAATAAAGCCGAGGAAAGCTATGGTAGCGATTCTGACGATAGCGGATGGGGAGATAGTAGTCTCGGAGAAGCTGACGAAGAGGATGAAGAGTGGTAATTGACCACTGGGAGGAATTAAATTTCCTCCCAACATTTGAGAAATATAACAAATCAATTTATATATAAGGAGCATAATTAAATGGCAAAAGGAAGAAAAGCAAAACAGGCAAAAACAAAACTTAACATGATTATTTACGGAGATACTTTCACAGGCAAGACAACATTAGCATCACAGATTGCATTTTTCAAAAGAGAAGATGGCACTCCATTTAGAGTTTTATACATTGACGCTGAGTCAGGTGGACTTGATAGTTACTTAGACAGAATGGAAGCGGCTGGTGTTAATCTTGATAACATTTATATTCTTTACACTCAGTCACTTACAGAAGTCAGACAGTATATTGCAAAAGTGAAAAATAACGAAGATCTTTATGAACTTGATGATGAAGGAAATGAAACAGATGATATTGTTACAGATGCAGATGGAAAACCATTTAGAGCTGATGCAATTGTAGTAGATGGCACAACAATTCTTAATTTAACAACACAGTCTGGATTAGTTGAGTTTTCTAAGAAGCGCAATAAAGTAAAGGCCGATAAAGCTGGATTGCTTGGAGATGAGCGACTTGTTAAGATTGAAGGTGCCGGACTTGAAATAAAAGATTTTAATGTAATAAAGTTTAAAGGACAAGACCTTATTCTCGATCTTATGTCATCTGGAGTTCACTGTATTACAACAGCCAGAGAAAAAGACGAAACAAAAAACATCAAAACAGATGATGGACAGTTCCAGTCTGTAGCAACAGGTAAGAAAATTATTGATGGATTTAAAGGTCTTGAGTACAATGCTAACACAGTAATCCGCACTTTCTTTGACAAAGAAACCGGACAGATTTGTGCTGAGATTCAGAAAGACCGTACAGGAGTGCATGGATCTGGTGAAATTGTAGAAGACCCATCATTACTTGATTGGCAAGCAGCACTTGATAAAAATAAAGGTAAAGAAGATTTTATTCTCAAGAACGACTTAACTAAAGCAGTCGAAGTTGAGCAGGACCTGTATGCTAAAGAGGTGCTTGGTAAGGTTGGCGATCCTGTTACAGAGGATACAACATCATCCGATGCATCCACTTCAACATCTCCAACGCCAGACGATCTTCGAAAAGAAATCGTATCTATTAAAAATTCTCTTTCTCCAGTCGAGAAGAAATCCCTTAAAGAAAAACTTGAAGCAAAAGGTTTACCAACTGCATACAAGAATGTAAATGATATTTCTGTATTACAGGAAGTTATTGAGACGATGAAAAACTGATTGGATAAATTATGGCACGAGCAAAGAATGATAATTTAGTTAATGAATTTGATAGAGTTTGCCATTGTTGCCAACGCCACATCCATTTTGAAAGAAATAAATCTGTGGAAAATGTAGTATTCTTTGATGGACTTTTCTATCACGAAAAGTGTTTTAAAGAATCTGCAGGATTCCACAGAAAATGTGGTGGCTGCTCAAAAGATATTATCATCGAGGATGCAGATCAGGAAGGTATTCTTGTATTTAAAAATAAGTATTGGCATGAAGATTGTTTTAAAAAGAAATATTCAGACAAACCAATATTTGTGGAAAATATTCCAGAGTACAAAGAGGATGCGTATGTAAAGATTGTAGGTGTTTTTAATGGAAGAAAAAAGGATATTACAAAGTTAAATGAATATGAGATAGCAGCTGTCAAAGAGGTAGATAGAATCTTTGATGAAAAGCTTGTTAATGATTATATCCGAAAACAGTATGATATTCAGACAGTCCCATGGGATTCTATAGCAGCACTATATGATGGTAAATATGGTGTTAAAATTCCACCAAAGCACTTATATGACATGTTTGTGCGTAAACAATCTTATCTGGATAAAATTAATGCACAGAATGTTGCAAAAGGTAAGGATATAACAGGTGTATTAAGAGTTAAATATGATTTAAAAGTTCTATACAATAAATATGACTCTTACTTAAAATTCCTTGAGAAACAGAAAATCTTAGAGGCAGAAGCTCAATCAAATAAAGCTGATGAAAAATTAATATTAACAACTGCTCCACAGCCAAAAAAAGTTGAAACAAATAATAATAGTGATGACTCATTGGACGATTTACTAATTGATATTTTTGGATAAGGAATGGCAGATGGAAGAAATTAATAATGTATGTAATGTACAATCTGAGATTATGTTCGTTGGAGCATTATATAAATCTCCGGATCTATATGTTACATATGGCAATTTTATGAGACCTAAATATGATTTTTCTGATGAAGTAGTCTATTTCTTTTATAAATGTCTTGAAACTTACTATCTTAAATTTTCCCAAACAGTTGACGAAACAAAACTGAATGTATTTATGTCACAGGATGCCGAGCGAATGAGTAACTATAAGAAATATCACGGTTGGAAGACAATTAGTGAATTTATGCGTTTGGCAGATTCGAATGACATCAAGAATTATTTTGATACAGTAAAAAAATACTCTCTTGTTAGGGAGTATGGAAGAAACGGCTATCCTGTTGATAAGATTCTTGCTCATAAGAATTTTGATAAGATGACAGCTAACGATATTTACAGGGTTATCAGAGCAAAAGCAGATAAAATTCATACTGTAATTAATGCAGGAGAGGAAGCTGTAGAGCTTACAAAAGGTAATGCTGATCAGATTAAAAGATATCTGAAGAAACCAAACTTTGGTCTTCCATATCCTTGGCCAATGTACAATGAATTCTTTCTTGGAATGCGAGAGGGTAAAACGCATTTTGAGGGCTTTATCTCAAATGGTGGTAAATCTCGAAAGCTTATTGCATTAGCAGCTTATGTGACTTTGGTACAGCATGAAAACTTTCTTCTTATGTCTAATGAGATGGACGAAGATGACCTTAAAAACTGTATGATTGTTACTGTAATCAATAATAAAGAGTATCAAGAATTGCATGGTATTCAGATTAAGAAGCCAGAACGTGAGATTGTTTTGGGTGCGTACAGAGATAGAAACGGTGAGATAATTCGTAGACATATAGATGAGAATGGTATTTATACAGAGTCAGAAGAAGAGTATATAGAAAGGGTTGAACGTGATTCAGATGAGTATCACAAAATCGTTCAAGTAGGAGAAACAATCATATTAATAAGATGGTTTGGAAACGAACCATTGAAGAAGTCGCAGACGATCTCAAATCAAAAGGCTACAATTACGTTCCATATGAGCGTGTTCGGTAGTCTTTTTTTATTGGAAAATTTTAAAAAACTGAATATTGGATGCCATAAGGCAAATTGAAAATACATTGATGAATAAAGGAGAATAAGATTATGACAACAGTTAATATGAAAGATTATGTAAATGGAAACGTAAATGAAAATAAGGCAGTACAGGAAGTTATTGGAAAGATTAGTAAGGCAGAAACTAAAGTTAGTGCAAATGTTATAAATACAGTTGTTCCGATTCTTGGAAACAAAGAAAGAACATTAGAACAAAGAGCTGAGGATATTGGAGAGCTTAAGGGAATTCTTGCATCTTCTATTGCATCAGGTTTATCAAAAGTTATACTTAAAATTCCTGTAAGATTACTTGCAATGGATACAGCATATCAGATTCCAGAACGAACAGAAAGAAGTTTGGGAAAACTGTTAAAAGAATGGGACTATGATTCATGTGATCCATTACTTGGTGTACCACATTTTGAAGATGGATACATAGCAGTTGTTGATGGAACTGGTAGAGTTCGTGCATCTAATGTTATTGATAGTGACAAATACGAAAAACTTGATGTTACTGTCCTTTTAAAAGCTCCAAGTGACCCAAATGAAAGACAGAAATTTGAAGCTAAAAAATACGAATATCAGAATTCTGGAACAGAGCCATTAAAAGATTATCAGAAGCATGGTGCAAGATTAATTAGAGAAGATCGCCCTACTATGTTGCTTGAAGAATTAAAGCACCAGTATGATTTTGACTGGGTTTTAAAGAAAGGTCAAAGAGAGGGTGGAATTCTTGGTTCATATCCTTACACAAGAGAATTGTGCGAGAAATATGGAAGAAGCTGTATGGAATATATTCTTGATATTTGTAAAAAGTCAGGCTTTAACCGTCTTTCAAATGGATATTCAAGATGTGTATTTAAAGCGTTAAGGGATATGTGGAGATATTATGCAAGTGATAGAAATAAGACTGAGCAGTTTTTATCAGAATAAAGTAACAAAAGCTAATATCTCTGTTCGTATTACAGACAAATTTATGGCCGCAGTAAAAAATAAACAGCCATTTACACTTAACTTTACTAGAGCTGAGACAGGTGAAACTATTACTAAAACAATTGATGCATATGAAATGTTCCACAAATTATGTGAAATGAACTGGGATTATGCAGAGCCTGGAATGCTTTTCTGGGACAGAATCGAAAACTGGAATTTACTTAGTTGTGACAATAATTTTCATTATGCCGGAACTAATCCTTGTGCTTGGGTTCTTGGGCGCAAGTAAAACATTCCGTAAAATCGGTGAACCCTAAGTCTTAGGATATGGGAATACCGAGATCCTACTACAACATAGGGGATTGTAACGCATAGATGGTGAGCGTTATGTTAGCAATAATCCATCCACGAGTACGGATCAGTAGGGGATAATCAGAGGAGGTAGTAAATCTGATTATTTATAAAGCAACAAATTTAATTAACAACAAAATATATATTGGACAAACTACTAATTCTTTAGAATATAGAAAAAATCAACATATTAGAGAAGCAAAATGCGAAAAAAGAAAATCTGTTTATTTTCACAACGCTATAAACAAATATGGAGAAAATAACTTTACTTTTGAAGAAATAGATTCCGCAGATAATATTGAAGAATTGAATGAAAAAGAAAGATACTGGATTGAATATTACAGGTCCAATGACAAAGAATTTGGATACAATCTTGATTCTGGAGGATGTAATGGCGGAAAAAAATCTGAAGAGACTAAAAGAAAAATAGGTGAAACTACTAAGATAAAATGGTCAAATCCTGAAACATCAAAGAAAATGTTGGCTGGATTACGAAAAGGAAATGAAACACAAAAGAGTAAACCTAAGAAAACAAAAGTACTTACTTGCGCATATTGTGGAAAAGAAATTGTTTTAAGCACATGGGAAACTAACAGAAGAATTTATTGTAGTGATCAATGTGCTACAAATGCTAAAACTTGGCAAAAAGGTGTAGATATTGCAGCGAAGAAAAATCATGAAAATAATATTATTCATAAAAAAGAAATAAAAAAAGATATAGAAAAATGGGTATTAGAAAATAAAAATTTAGTATTAAATTGTCCAAAAAATAAAATAAGAACAACATTATCAAGTTTAATCAATTTAATTAATAAAAAATATGAAATAAAAGATTTTAGAAGTTTGTTTACTTGTTTTGACAACGTACATAATATGAAATCATTTTTAATAGAATTACAAAATATTATCCCCGAAGAAAATGTATGCTAGGCTGGTCTGAATTGACAGACGTATTCCGTAATGTTTTACTTGCGCTTTATGGATATGGGAGAAATCCCCAGAACTATAGGATAAAAAACCTATAGGATAATAAAACAGGAAGAGCCACTTCCAGCAGGTGGGAGCTGCCTTCTCGGAAGTATTAATTTAGCTGAGTTTGCAACTCCATATGGATTTAATTTTGATGATTTTAGAAAAACAGTACATATTGCAACAATCGGATTAAACGAAGTCCTTGATGAAGGATTGCCATTACATCCATTACAGGAGCAGAGAGATTCTGTAAGAGATTGGAGACAGATTGGACTTGGAATCTTTGGTCTTGCAGATTTACTTATTAAGATGGGTATTAAATATGGAAGTCCTGAAGCTATTGATTTATGTGATATGATTGGTCATACAATGGCTGATGAAGCACTTAAAACGTCTGCTTTATTAGCAAAAGAGTATGGTCCATATCCAAAATATAATCCGGAAGCAGTTGAGCAGTCTGCTTATTATTCAAAAAATGCTCTTGGTGAAACAAAACAGCTTGTAAAAGAGTATGGTCTTAGAAATTCTCAGCTTCTTACAATTGCTCCAACAGGAACACTTTCTACAATGCTTGGAGTATCTGGTGGAATCGAACCAATTTTCGCAAACTATTATACAAGAAAAACAGAATCTCTTAAAGGACATGATGAGTATTACAAAGTGTACACACCAATTGTAAAAGATTACATGGAAAAGAATAATCTAAAAGATGATTCTGAGTTACCAGATTATTTTGTAACCGCACAGACACTTGATTATAAGAATCGCATCTATATGCAGAGCATTTGGCAGACGCATATTGATGCATCAATTAGCTCCACAGTAAATGTACCAAATGATTTTACAGTAGAGCAGGTTGAAGGATTATATATGACAGCCTGGGAAGCAGGTCTTAAAGGTGTAACTATCTTCCGTGATGGATGTAAACGTGCAGGAATCCTTACAACATCAGATAGTAAAAAAGATGACAAAACATCTGAAACGCCTAAAACAACTCTTGGTAGAGGAATGATCATTAAGGCTGATGATAACTGCGTTGGTAAGAAACGTACATTACAGACAGGATGTGGAACATTGCATTGTGAAGCATTCTTTGATCCAGATACAGGAGAACTTCTTGAAACATACTTAAGTAAGGGAAGTTCGGGCGGCTGCAACCAGTTCATGATTGGACTTTCCAGAATGATTTCTCTTGCAGCAAGAGGTGGAATTGATATTTACTCAATCATTGACCAGCTTAAATCAAGTGGAACATGTCCGTCATATGCGGTAAGAACAGCAACAAAACACGATACATCAAAAGGATCTTGTTGTCCTGTTGCTATCGGAAATGCTCTTATTGATATGTACAAAGAAATGCAGGACGAAATTTCTGATGACTCAGATGAGGTAATTGATATACCAACACAACCCAAAAAGAAAATTACTGTTGATAAATCAAAAACTGCAAAATGCCCTCAGTGTGGTGGTAATTTAGTTTTTGAGGGTGGTTGTAACACATGTAAAGATTGTGGTTGGAGTAAGTGTGATTAAATAAATAATTAGGGAGTCTTAACCGGCTCCCTTACATGGAGGAATCAAGATGAATATTAATGACATTCATGACAAATATATTGTTCATAATAAAATGGATTTTAATAAGCTGCGAAATAATGGCTTTAAGATTTATGGTGACCACGCATACTTTAATAAATTCGTATACAAAGACATTGATAGATTAACAGTCGATGTTGATTTATCAGATAACACATACACACTCACAGTTACAGATATGGATCATGATGAGATTTATTTTCCAATTTATAACTGGGATTGCGGTAAGAATTATGAGTTAGAGGAAGTTACTGAAAATGTCATTAATACACTTGATTCCCTCTGTACTCAAAAAATCTTGTGGAATACAGAAAAGAAAAGGAAGAAAAAACATGTATAGCACAATAAATAAAGGTGACATGGTTTACTATGCTAGGATTCAAAAAAAGAATGGTACTTATGATCTATGTGAGTTAAAAGTTCGTACTGTTGGAGAGGATTATTTTTGCGGTATGGATAAAAAGGACAGACATGTTTATCTATTTGGATATAATGCTCTTGGAGATTATGTATTTCAAACTCGTAAAGAGGCATTAGATAAAATCCATGCTGCAGAAAAAAATAAAGTAGAAGTAAGTGAAGAAACTTACTACGAAGAATATTGAGGTGAATACCTATGAGTTATTTAACACAGCATTTTAAAGGTAAGTACAGAATTGTACCGGAACTATCTCCAGAAAGTCACGATGTACCAAGAGAAGAAGATGGGACTGTTGATAAAAGTTATGACGACTTATATATAAAGTGTCAATTTGGTAATAAGATTTATTATTATGGTCGAGGTACTTTTGTAGCTTATATTCCAAGCATTATTCGTGGAAAGAATATTTTAAAGAAACTTGATGAAACAAATATTCCATATTCAGATCCACATATCTATGATAGCGAAGTAGAATTTAAATTCAAGACTACAGATATGGACGCAGTTGCAAATCTATTAAAAGCATCATCATTTGGTGCAGATATCACACCTTATAGTCTAAAAAATTTCCCCAAAGCAGATGTTTCAATACCAACGGATAAAATAAATGAATATAAGAAAATAATCGCTGCTATTCAGAAAGAAGACTTATTAACTTTCTCAAGATTTACACAGTCATTTTTATCTGATGTTCTTGCAAAAAAGCTTGGTCGTAGAAATAAACCATTTGATTATAAAACTGATATGAAAAAGTTAATGATGGCACGTCAGACTAAAGAGTATATCTACACGAAAAATATGTGGGATGAATATTTGAAATATTTAGAAGAAAAAATTAAAGACTTATACAAAGAGAAGGAGAAATAAAATATGGATACAAATTGTATTGGATATAACGTTGATGTATCTGGATGTAGTCCAGAGGTTATCAAAGCTATTACACAGACACTTTCAAGAGTAAAAGAGGATTTACAGAAAGTTGCAAATACAAATAAAGAAGAGAATAAAAAGAAAGATGCAAATAAACGTTGGAAACCAAAATTTGGTGAAAATTATTTTCGTATTGATTCTTGCGATGATATAGCTCTTCTTAGATGGGACAATGATATTATCGATAACAAATATTATAATTTTAGGAATATTTATAAAACAAAAGAAGAAGCAGAATTTGAGGTAGAACGTAGGAAAGTTATGATAGAACTTCAGAATTATGCAGACGAACACAATGGTGAAACTGCACATCCGTCAGATGCATTCTGGATTGCATTCGATAAAGATGACATGTCAATTACTGTTGAAACGGAGTCGTACTTACCACCAGTCGGTGCTGTATTGTTTTCTGATGCAGACACAGCTTACGATGCAATTGAAGCTATTGGTGAAAACAGAATTCTTGAATATATGTTTAGAGTTAATCCAAAATATATGTTTAGAGTTAATCCAAATAAAGAATTGCATTGCAACGGTGATTGTGAATGTTGCGATGAATATGATCCATGGGACGAGGAGGATGAAGATTAATGAAGAGGGTAGCAAAATTTGAGAAAGTAAGCTATAAGCAGTTTGAAAAAGATTATTTAGATACATTTGGACTTGCAGGTGATGATACATCCAAGAGACTCAGACAAGAAATTGAAAGTATGTATTATGGATTAGAGTTACCTACAAGAGCTACAAAGTTTAGCGCAGGATTTGATATTAGAACTCCATTTTCATTTACACTAAAGCCAGGAGAAGTAATTAAAATTCCAACAGGTATTAAATGTTGTATGAATACAGATTATGTTCTTATGATTTACCCAAGAAGTGGACTTGGATTTAAATATCAGTGCAATCTAGTAAATGGAACAGGAATTATAGACTGCGATTTTATTAACTCTGACAACGAAGGTCACATTTTTATTAAACTTGTAAATCGTGGAGATAAAGAGTTTTCAGTAACAAGCAATGCAGCTATCGCCCAGGGAATTTTCTTAGAATATGGAATTACAGAAGACGATCATGTAGAAGCAACACGTAACGGTGGTTTCGGATCAACTGACAAGAAAGAATAATAAATGGACACATTTTATTATTGTGCATTAGATGAAAATTCTAAAACATGTCCAAAACAAAACATTTGCAAAAGGTACACTCACAAAAAGGGTGTACCTGCGTCCGAAGATGCAAATGCAAAATTATATAACATTTGTAATGATAAACATGGATATAAATTGTTTTTAGAAGATGAAGATATAGTAAATAAAGAAGTGAAAGAAGATGAAAATAATGAGAATCAAACTGAATACACTGAATGATGCTAATAGTCTCGTGAAATCTATTGATAAATACAATTATGATATTGACGCAGTATGTGGCAGATATGTCATTGATGCAAAATCTATTATGGGATTATTGTCTCTTGGAATCCCAAAAGAAATTTTTATTGTGATTCATACCAATAATAAGGACGTAATTTCTAAATTTGAAGAAGATATTTCTAAATGGAAAGTTGAGGAATAATGCATGGAATATGAATATGGACTGATGACAAAAGCCGATAAATATCTCGTAGAATCTATCTATAATATCCTTCAAAATGGTATTAAAGATGAAAATCCTAGACCAAAATATGAGGATGGAACACCTGCACATACCTATTTTGTGACACATCAAATGCGTCAATATGACCTCTCAAAAGGTGAATTTCCAATCTGTACTTTACGTCCAATTGCATGGAAAAGTGCAATCAAAGAGATGTTTTGGATCTTCCAAAAAGAGTCAAATGACCTCAAGCTTTTGAATGAAATGGGCGTATCATATTGGAATTTGTGGGATATTGGAGATGGCACAAATGGGTATAGATATGGTCATACAGTGCATCGTTATGATCTGTTTAGAAAGCGTGTTTTAGATGATATCAAAAACAACCCATATGGACGTTATCATATCTGTAATTTGTGGCAGGAAGAAGAATTTAAAGATGAACCAAACGGTCTTAAACCATGTGCTTATGAGACTATTTGGACAGTACGTGGAGAGTATTTAGATATGTTTTTAAACCAAAGATCTGGTGATTTATTAGCTGCAAGCGGTGGAGGTGAAATTAATGAAACCCAGTACGCTGCACTGCTCATGATGGTAGCAAAACACACCGGATATAATCCTGGAAAATTTACTCATTTCGTAGCTAACGAGCAGATTTATGACCTCCATATCGACCAGGCAAAAGAGCTAATTCATCGCGCAAATGAGAGACATTTAGTCACTTTTGAGGCGTTAAAAAATAGTGAAATTGATAAAAATTTGATGCCAAAATTGGTGTTAAATCCAGAAAAAAATAACTTTTACGACATGACAATTGATGACTTTTCTATGGAAAATTACAAGCCAATGAAGCCACAATTGACACTACCGTTGGGTATTTAAGGAGAGAAAATTTATGTTATCAGCAATCGTTTGTATGGATAATTTTGGTGGAATCGGCAAAGATGGTGACTTACTTTATAAGATTCCAGAAGATATGAAAAGATTTAAAGAATTAACAATGGGACATTCTGTTATCATGGGAAGAAAGACATGGAACAGTATTGGTAACAAGCCACTTAAAAGTAGGAACAATATTATCCTTTCTACGACACTTAATTATGCAGTAGAGCCAATCAATATCAATGAAGATAATGGATATGTTACAGATGTTAATGTGCTAAAAAAAATGACAAAAGAAGAAATAAAATTTATAGCCGAAATTCCGCTTAAGTATTTTGCAGTTGGTGGAGAAAGTATCTATAAAATGTTCTTACCTTATTGCGAAAAAGTTTATGCTACAATCGTTAATTTAGGTGATAGATGTATCTCTACAGCAGATGTATTTTTTCCAATTGAGTACCTTCTAAACAATTTTGATGAAATTGAATCTATAGATAATACATACGGTAATTTATCATATAGTTTCAAAACATTTGTTAGAAAAGATAATTGCAAAACTGTATCCCACGCTTATTCTGATCCAGTTTCTGGACATAATGCAGTAGATAATCCGTCTCATTATTGCGGAACAAAATACCAGGTAATTAATTTTATAGAAGACTGTGGACTTGGTTATTGCCTTGGTAATGTAGTTAAATATATCTGCAGAGCCGGTAAGAAATATGTTGGTGACAAGCAAAAAGAGCTTCAGGATTTAAAAAAAGCTAAATGGTATCTTGAAAGAAGATTAGAAGAACATAAAAATGGTGTTGAGCTTGATTCTGATGATCTGAAAATGAATATATCTATAGACGATTTTGCAGAAGATCAAAAGCTCAATTATATTCGTAAAAAAATTATTAAAAATGTTATTGATTGCATTTGTGAAGAAATCGACACTAAATTTTATACTGCTTTAGAATTGCTTGATACAGAAATTAACAGAATGGAGGATGAGACTGCATGATTACACTTGGTATTGGTACATTTATTTGTATTGTAGGCTGCACATTTGTGGTTGGTGGAGTAGTTGGACTTATTCTTACAGCTTGTCTTACTGTCGGAAGAAATAAAGATGATGATGATATTGATCAATATCCGTAA